AACTGAGTCAGTATCATTATGGACTGCACAAACGTCTCGTCCAACAACAGTCAACGGTTCTTTGTTTACTATTTCGAATTTTTCTTCTTTTACATCATCAACTTTTACAAATTTCATCTTCTACTCCAAGCAAATCTGTTTCCTTATTGAATTCATATGCTCTGATAGTCATTTCTTTTCCATTACGCATAACCGTAATCTTGTCATAATAGAAGAAAGTATGTTCCTTTCCACCAGCAGACAGAGTGACCTTATAATATTCCTTTTCTACGTCCTTAATAATAGCCTTAGAGACGTAATATTCATTGAGGTATCTAGTTAACCAGTCACGAAGAGTAACGCGTGCAGAGCGGCATATAACGCGAGCACAGTCAGGGTCATAGAGATGGAAGCCAGTTGCAAGACTTACACCGTAAACAGAGTTAATAATAATCTTCTTAACACCTTGACGGTTGTCATACAGGTTTGCGAGTTCTGTATTTCCTGCATTTTCTGCTTCTTCCTGCAAGTCCTTATAATGCCTACGTTCATCAAACACTTTCTTAACGACATTCGGAAGGATTGCATCGTCGGTTCTTAAGAATCCTACTTCGTTAACGTCCGTAAGAATAACCTTTCCGGATTCAACATCTTCCTTGCGAGGATGAATGACCTTACATTCTGGTGAGATATTAAACTGCATAATATGGTGCGGATATGAAGACGTAATATCGAAAGACATATCGTCGTCATGTCGGCCAGGGTAGTCATAGCAATAACCTGCCTTAACCTGGAATTCCGGGAACGGATGAGGCCATTTCTTGAATTCCTTATAAGCAGCCTTGAACATATCCATCGATGTCTTCTGAACGCCTTTGATTTTCTTCGGCTTCCAGAGCTTTACAATTTCATCATTGAATGCAGTAAAATCCTTGCCTTTGGAAATATCATACATTATCAGGTACTTGCGGAATTCCGGATTATCGTCTTCCCATTCAGTGTTCTGATAGTAGATTGAACCGTCAGGTTGCGGAATCTTATAACATTCTTCCTTAGCCCACCAGTCTTCATGGTTTTCTTTCTTGTCGTTAAGAACACGGTTAGTCTTGTGCAAGAAACGAAGAATATAACCAGTAGTGGTCGGAACCTTATTATAAATCTTGTCAAGTGTAACAATGCAATCGTAAGCATATTCGATAATAAGTTCAAAAAGCTTGAGCTTATAGAAGAATCTTTCAAGAAGGGTAACGTCCTTGATGTTATAGCATACGAAATTGTTCCAGTCATTCTTGTACGCTTCGTTAATAGAACCGTCATATTTTAATTTCTGGTCACCGAGAACAAGGTTAGCAACAAAGTTCAAAGAGTAAGAAGGTAGAGGGTCATGTTTACCGAAAGTCTTATACAATTCCATGAAGTCTATAGAATACAGGCCAGGAATTTCAAATGTAGCACCAAGGTCAACACCTTCAAGTTTTCTATCGCGGATTTCATGCTTGACAGGATCCATACCGAGAGGAGATAAGGCTCTTTCCCAATAGATTGTCTTCTGTGTAATTGCACGAAGCTTTTCGCAACGGTTAATGATATACGGAATATCGTACGAGACAGAGTTCCATCCCGAAATAATATCGAAATCCATATTCCTAAACCAAGAAACCCATTTCTTAATCAGGTCTTGTTCACTTCTACAATAAACATAAGTAGTATCTTCAAGCTTATCCTTGTCACCAGTATATGGCTTTAAACCGAACGTAAAGCGCTTCTTTTCACGAGTTGAGTAGCAAGTAATAAGATTTATAGGCCAGTCAGCTTTTTCAGGTGCAGGGAACTCATATGACGCAAAACAAGAATTATTAAATTTAGTCCAGATATTATTTTCTATATCGAAAACTTCAAATTCATCTTTCGGATATTTCATATCAAAATCGTAAAGCTCGACTGTCTTGAAAATCTGTTTGTCGAGATTACGTATTTCAATCGGCTGGTCGTCATAATACTTAGAAGAACCAGCAACTTCAATATCGAATAAGCAAATATTCCAGTCGTTAATATCGACTTCAAGGTTTGCAAAATCGTATCGTTCATGCATGAACTTGACTTCTGGACGAAGGTCAGATTCTGCAATGATACAGTTCGCACTCATCTTATGAGGTTCAATCTGTTCTTTCCTGGTATAAGGAAACTTTTTAACAGGGTTCTTATAAATGTCAGTAATATTTGATTTACCAGTAGGATCCGAGACATAACACCAAGGCTTATAATCGTATGTGTCCCATGTATTGGAACCTTGTTCCTTTAGCAATATCTTGTTCTTTATCCTATCGTAATAACAATTCTTAAAACCAATCTTTGCCATATATACCTATATATTTTACATAAAATATAGAAAAATAACACGGCCCATGAGACCGTGTTATTTTTTATTGAGATTTCCTCAATTAGATGTGAAGAGCTTTAATGAATGCGGCAATATCAGACATAGCCTGCATATAGCCGTTCTTGAATTCAACCTTTGCTTCAGGAACAGGGGTCTTCTTAACTTCGTCAAGACGAGCCGGAATAAACTGCTTGATAGCACGGATAGAATTAACAAGGACATCTTCCGAGTCAATAGCATCATTAAAGTTATTTGCATTACTGGTCATAGTTTTTCTCCATTTATTTTTTTGTTAACCATATATTATAGATTCGAGTATCTTCTTGTTGCTTCCTGATATTTTCAGGAATGAACTTTTGATATTCTTCCGGAATATCCGACAAATCAGGTGCCTGTTCGTATTGGGACCATGCATCCTGCTGAGCAATTTGCTGAGCAATCTCGGGCATTCCCTCGAGAGCTGCTTCAAGGTCAATTGGTCTATCTTTATCGTGTTTGTACTCTGGAATCATATCTATACTCTATTATACCTTTGGATAAGTCATATTCTGATAATTTCACCTGAACCCTATCGTCAGGGAGTATCTTAATACGATTTATCCTGATTTTACCGCATATTGTACATAGTACGACAAAATCGTTGTCAAGTTTCACGTCAAACATCGCGTTGGCTCGCGCTTCAAGAACTGTGCCATCTACGAAGATTCCGTCTTTGGGCTTTTTAGGACCTTTATTAACTTTCTTCTTCATTATTTATTTTTTCTTTGTTCGTTTCTTAGTAGTTTTCGTAGATTTTTCCGGTGCCTTGACAATCTCAACCGGGGCGTCGACTACAGGATCATCGACAATTTCTAAGTCTTCACTAGGAGTTATGCTGTCGTTTTCTACGAGCTGTTCTGTCTGCGGTTCAAGCTGTTTGACTTTCTTACTTGTAGCAGCATCCAGTTTTTCTCGTAACAGTTGTGCATTAGCTTCTATCTGTGCAAGTTTGCTATTGGCGGTCTGAGCCTGCTTTTCGTTTTGGTAAAGAAGAGCATTGCTCAAAAGACTAGAATCCGCCATTTCGTTCATCTTGATGAACTGTTGATTTAAAGTTGCAGCCTGTTCATCATCCGGCATTTCGATAGACTCAGGCTCAAGTGCCTGCTCATTATTATTATCAAGTTCTCCATTATCAGCGGTTTCGTATGATTCATTAGTCGGAGGAACAGGATTATATACTGGCTTTTCAACTATTCTTTCTACCGGCTTTTCTACATACTTAACTATTTCTTTCGGCTTCGGGTTAACAATGGCTTCGAAAATCTTGTCAAGATGCTTGTTAATCTTTTCAAGACCAGACATACCATAACGATAAAATGCAGTTTCGATTTTCTTCTGCATTTCATTCATCATTACGTATGCTTTTGACAAAGCTGGATTGTTAGCTGATTCTGTAATCCGCGGTTCACGACGTTTATTAACAGGCGGCATATACAAATCTTCATCCGGTTCTTCCGGAATTGGAGCCGGTTGCGGTATAGGACGAGGACGCGGGCGAGGCCTTGGCGTAGGCATTGGAGCTGGTTCAGGTTCAGGTTCCGGAATTGGCTCAGGTCTACGTTGCGGTACAGTACGCGGGCGATTCGGACGATAAGGAATACGAGCACCCTCATTGATTCGGGTATCATAATCATCATCAAATTCGCTATCGAATTCATCCTCGGTTTCTTCAGATTCTTCAATGGTTTCATTATAGAAATCATCATCGTCTGCTTCGAAACGTTTTGCCTGGAGTGCTTTTTGTTTTTTGTGCAGCTCAAGCTGTTGTTCTTCAGTCATCGAACGTTTTTGTTCTTCTCGTTTATAAAAGTCTAAAAAATCACTCATATTTATACCGTTTTATATTTATAAAGATTATTCCTCAGTTTTGGTAGTAAGCTTTATATAATACGTTTTAGACAAATCATCAGGTGTCATTACCACGACGAACGGCATTTCGAGAATTCTGGTCAAAGTGTTGATAAGGGCAGTTCCATATATTATGACCTTATAATACATTTCATTGTCTGTATCTTTCAATTTTACAAGATTATCGATACATTCGTCTGTGATAAAGTATGTATAATAATGGCAGGATATGAAAACAAAATGGAAGAATTGCTACAAATGAATCCAGGCTTTGATAGCAGAATTCAATTTAAAATTTACTTTCCTGATTATA